TTTTGAACCTATTTCAAATCCTAATATTTTCATTATCTAAAATTTTTTGAATCCATTAATCGAACCATTCTAGGTTGCAATTTAACTTCTAACATCATTCTAAGTTTTTCGTAACCTTCAATTGATTTAACAACGCTATCCATGGTTGTATATTGAACACGTTGCCTTGATTGTCCTGTATCAATTTCATGGTAATATATATCACCTCCTTGAACTGATTTTAGGGCAGTATCGTACAAAGCCGAGATAATCGCATCGATTTGTGCAATTTTGGAGCGAATCTGCGTTGCCGTTTGCTGCCCCGAATCTAGTTTAAAGACTAAAATATTATTCATTGTATTGTTTGTATTTTGCTATTTTTTGTAAGTGTAATATCAGCTCCTGATGTATTAGGAGGAAATATTAAAGGTGGATATGCAGGTGTAGCTCCATTAGCTGCATGAAAATGTACATTATAAGAATTAACAAACGAATTAAATTTTGTTTGTAATTCATTAAATTGAGTTTCTAATTCATTATATTTCACCGCATAATTTCCAGTTCCTCCCAGCTCAATTGTACTATCATCTTTCATGTAAAAATGCAATAGCAAATTTCCATTTTGATCCGTAGCAAAAATTCTTTTTTCACCAGGTTTTGCAATTTGTTTATCATTAATATATCCAACTAATACGGGAGTTCCAACTTGACTAGTTTGTACATATATTCCACGCATATTTTCAGTTGGCGGTGAATCGTCACCCGATGCAGAAGCATTTAAAACTTCTTGAACATCGTCTTTACCAAAACGAAAAAACTTTACAAGTCGCCTATTTGCGCTATCAATTGTAGTAGAAATTATTTTAACTAATTGTATCATGCGTGCATATTAATACCTTCAAATATACTCTTTACAGGTGAATTGTTATAAACTTCGGGCAAAACGCAATTTAAAACAGCGGTTTGTTTTTCATTATTACCCGTATATTCAACCGATTCAATAAACCAATTTACTTTTTTATAAATATATAAATGTGGAGCTAAAATACTAATAATATTGTTAGGACGAATTACTTTCCCGTTCAAATCCCATCTATCAATTGAAATTGTCAATTTAATGTTCTTTAATTCGTTCGATAAAGACCTTCTTGCTACCAATCGAGCATCAATGTCTTCACCGCTTGATTGAATCTCCGTAGTTGGTTTAAAATAGCTACCAAGTACGTATGGATTACGAATTGAAAATTGAGTAGAATTATTATTATCAACAGATGCTTGTTTTAACACGTTAATTACGGAGTGAATTGGTTGCCCCGAATAATCCATGCTAAATGTCATTCCGTTTGGACGATCCGTTGTTAAATCAAAATCAAGTATTGGAGTAGCATTTGTTTTTGAAGTTGTAAAATATAATTCACCTTTATTGGTATGTGTTATAATTACATTTTTTTGACTTGCTAAATTTGATAAATAACTTTTAATTGATTCACTTTCGGATGCCGTAACACTTTTATAGGATGAATTAACCAATTTACTTACGGATGGATCAACAACTATTTTAATGTTAAATTTATCGCATATACGCTTTGCAATTTGATACAATGACATTCCATTGGATTGTAATGGGTAACAACTCAATGGTACTGTTGAATCCTCTAAAATTCCCGTTCGTGAATATCCATTAATACTTACCAAATTTGAAACTTCATTCACCGCAAAACTTTGTGTTAAAATATTTCCAAATATTAAAACTTCATCGTTTGATTTTACAGTAACATCATGAAAGTGCGATACACAATACATTTCTTTATGTTCTGGATTAAACGGATCAAAATATGAACTAAATGAAAACGTACTACCAACGGCATCATGTTGTAATGTGAACGAAAATTCATTAAAAAAATCAACAGTTCGATTACGAAAACGATCACTTATACTTATTGTAAAACTCATACAAAATAAACAATTTTTCTACCTTTTTTTATTTGAATAATTTCATTCAAAATGATATTATTCTGTTTCATAAATTTAACTAAATTTTCATCATCTTGATCCAATCCGTATAATCTATGAGTAAGTAACAATGCATTTGAATCATCTTCCAAATAAAATGATCGTTCTTGTTTTGATTGTGTTGCAATGTCAAGTAAATTCGCAACTGCAAAATTTACTAAAATATTCATTTCATTTAATGAATCATAATTCGGAATGTAAGCATCTTCATCGCCTATTGTGTCATTTTGTAAATCATCTAATTTAGTAATAAATGAATTTTGCATTGTCAAAACAGCATCAATGGTATTGATAACATCATTTGTTGTTTCAAAATCAGTGGTTTCAGAAAAGGCAATTGTACTTACAGTAGATGATATTATTGAAGTTCCAAAAAATTCATATGTCACTTTATTATTTAAACTTTCTGGCAATTTAAATATTTCATCTAAAGTTAAAAACGATTCTTGAAAACCTTCTATTTTTAATTTTATTGAAGCGACAAATCGTGAAGGGAAATTAACTACATTACCGATATTTCTAATTGCACTATCTAAATTTGATTGTATTGTATCAATTTGAGCCAATGCATTATTAAAAATATTCATATAATCTCCTGCTTCTTCTTGAATTTTAGTTATCGCAGAATTAATGTTATAAATTGATTTTGTTAATTTGTCTAATATTTTTTGAAGTTTACTATCCGCGACTAATTTATTTGATGTAGAAACAACGCACTCTTCAATTGCATTTGTGGATTGAATTGAAATAAACTCTTTTGGATTCAGTGAAACTTGTGGAAATGTATCTAAAATGGTTTCAATAAATTCTCCAGTTACACGTGTAATATTTATCCCTGTTGAATCGTATGTTAATGATGTTGGATGAACTCTTAAATTACCATATAAAGGATGTTCAATTATCCATGGACGATTGTCTTTTGCCGACAATTCAAAATTAAACGTAACGTCTAAATGATTTTCACCTTGAAAAACAAATACGAAATTATGTTTCGCTCCCTTGACAGTTCCACGTTTAACAAGTGTTCCTTCAACGTTTGGAAAATTAAATTCGGCAATATTAAAATCCGTTGATTTAGGCGTTATAAAATATTCGGGTGTATATTTACGACCATCACCAGTTGTAATGCTTATTCCTTTTTCAACTTTTTGTAACCAACTCATGATCTAAAATTATTACGCAGTTTATGTTCTGCATGAGCAATATATATGCTATCCGCAATTTTCATTGTATCAATAGTTGATTTTTCCATGAAATGAGTAGCATTTTTAATTCTAACCGATCTACCTTTTTTATAAGAATAAACCTTTGTAATCCTAAATTTATATTTTCTATTTTTTTTAACTTCGGTTAAACTATCAACATAAAATAAACTATTGTCGGTTCGAAAATAGCCTCCTTTTTTTGTGTTAATCGCAGCAATTAAAATACGTTGACTTTTTGTAGTATTAGGATTTCTCTTGCTTCTACCAAAACTATTTGCAAATAAATTAGTTGATTGTGCATCATAAATAGCTGCTTTACTAGCCATTTTTTTAGTCTTTCTAATACCTTGAATCCTATTTTTACCACGAACCATTCTATTTAAGCTGTTTGAAATACGAGCTTGATTCATTGGTAAAAAATCACGATCATCAATTATACCTCCATGTTCTTGTTGTTCTAAGTTGCTTACGGCATCAGTTTTAGTTTTCCAATTAGCAAAACCAATTTCGGAACGCATTCTATTAATATTATTCCCACTAGCAAAATTTACTGAAGATTGCGATTTAAAAAAAGTCTTAGTTCTATTCGTAAATTCTTGTTGTGCATGTTTTGGCATTGTACGTTGTTTAACGTCTTTTGCCAAATCATTTAATGTATTACGGACAACCCATGGAAAAGATTTATTTTTCATCTTTCTAAGGTCGTCCGTAAAGTTTTTTACAGCATCATTGTCAATATCGAAAAATTGACTGTTAATCATAAATTGTTATTCTTAATACTCCTTCAAAATCATCTATTAAACTACCAATGCTAGCCCCACTTATTTGTCTATTTATTATAATTGCATTTAATAAATTTGTACTAGCCCCAAAACTTTCAATATTAGCATCTCTTAATGGTGAACCTGCTAAATCTCTAGCCCCTGATGAAAAATCAATATAAACTTTACTTGATGATGATAATCCTGTTTTTGTTAAAGAAAAAATGTATTCTCCAGTAGTAGATCTGCTTAAACTAATTGTACCTCCTATCTCATCGATAATTGTATCAGTTATAACAAGTTCAGTCGAAGTTCCTGTCAATCTAAAACAACTTGTTAGAAAACCTTTATTTTTTCTTAATGAAACTTTAAATGCTTCAAATAATTGATAACCATTTGTTTCATTATCAGGATCGTCATTTGCTGTTAAACCTGAATCAGCAAACATTTTCTCCATGAATTGAACGTAATCGTTCATAAATTCAGCATCAACTTGCGAACCGCTTATTCCGTCACCATTATCGTCTCTAATTTTACCAAGTGGATAACTAGCATCGGCACTAGAATTAACTTTATTTTTTAATAATTTCATAAATATTATATTAACTTGATATTACAAATAATAAGCAAGGCAAATGTAATGGTTTTAATCTTAAAATCAATTGCCTAATTTCTTCCCTTCTTGATAAAGGTATATCCACTGGAGTACCTAAAACAGAATCGCAAACAACAAAAAAACTATTATTATTAATGCCTAATTCAAATGATTGATCTTTTGTTTTATCGATAAAATTAGCAATAATTTCACTATCTGGATAAACAACTAATGGTAAAATTCCAAAATTAGTAACTCCAAAATTATTAACTCCAAAAACATTTTTTTTATTAATTGGGGTTGGTAGTAAAGTTCTATTAATATTCCAAAAAACTGTTACATTAAACCCAGCGTCACGTAATGCTTGTTGAATGTAATCACCGCTTTGTCTAGCCTGAATATCACCTGGATGATTCATTTTACGTTGAATCGCCAACTTACGATCACTCAATGAAGCTCCGTTATCTACAATCATTCCTAATCTTCGTTCCCATTGAGTAGCATCCAATGAAGTAAAGTTTGAATTGTCAGGCAAAATAGCGTCTAATACACTTATTGCAGAATCAAACGCATCTTGTTTTGACTCTGCAATCGCTTCTAAAAATTTATCACCATCACCATTGTAAGGCATACGAAACGCCCTACCACTCGGGAACAATTGTTTCGCTAATTTCTTAAGCATAAGTAATTGTAGTTAATTTAGGAATGTCACCATTAAAAAACTCATAATTTGTTTGAGATACACCATCTACTGTAAATGTAACGTTTGTAAATGATTTCCCGGGAACGGCAGTAGCAATCATTTCACCTAATTTATAAGGATTTATAACGCTGTTTTTATCCTCAACAACATCAATCGAAGCAACAAATGGACGAATTTCAGATAATTTTAATTTTACATAATCAAAAATTGTATTTTGTTCCGTTGTTGTAAAATTAAAACCTGGAATTTGACTAATTTGTATTGTTACATTTAAGGGAAAAATAGGTAAATAATTAATAACATTAACACCTAATGGTTTTCTTGAAGGTCGATCACTAGTAGGGAGTTCAATATTATCTTGAACATCATTTAAAATTGTAGTAGTTGGAACATAAAATGCATTAGCATCATCAGATTCAACATATAAGTTCACTTCATTTGAGTAACCTAATAAATCAAATTTTGTGTAAGGATAAACATTTCTAACACCTTGAACTTCTAAACTCCACAACAAATAATCCGACCCACTGCCTCCTTGCGGTTCTAATCTAAATGCCGTTAATATTTTTTTTCGATAATCCTCTAGTGATTCCTTTTCTTGCGGAGCGACATTTTCGGTCGTAACAGTAGCAATTGTGTAAACTGATGCAATAGGTCCAGTTAAACTAAGAGTATTACCAACAACTAATTTTGCTTCAATTCCAGCAGTTAAACAACGTAATAAAATAGATTCGCTTGTAGCATCAAATGTAAGTGGTGTATCGTTTGTGAATAAATATCCCGGACTAGCCGAAGTATCATCACTCTTCCATAATGTACCAATTGGAACTATTGCACCAATTGAACCAGTTAATGTAACTGTATATTTACCAGCAACGGCAGGAAATGGATTTCTCTTTAATTTCACACGACCAAATCTCTCTAATGTACCTCCAAACTCTTCCGAATCTGCCGTGTCCGCAAAAATATTTTTTTGTACGTTGGCAACTGCAATGTAAAACAATTTTAATTCACCAGCTTGAACTTGCGCAAATGCTCGTAAAAAGTTTTTTCCAAAACTAGGAATTGTAACGTTTAATTTTGTTTCAATAGACGACTTAATATTGTTATATAAGTCCGATATTTTAGGAATTGTTACCATTGATTAATTCTTGTTTTGTTGCGTTCCAAATATACACAAATTGATTCGTTTGAGTATTAGTTGGTTCTTTAATTTCTATAAAAATTTTAATCCTATCAACGGATTCTAATTGAGTAAAAACATTTATTGTTGAAAATTCACTAAAAAAAGACAAATCACTTTTAATCGAATCCTCCAATGTCAAACGTCCACTACTTGTCAATGCGATATTATTCAAAACATTTTCAGTCAAAGAATTGAATTGAATATTACGTTTGTCATTTGAAAATAACGTATTTCCCCAAAAATCAAAGCGTTGTTCAATTGGTTTATACTCTTTTGTAACATGACCAACATTTCCGCCAAACATTCCAATGTAAGGCATATTTTGAAGTCCTTCAATCATTGATAAATCATTGTTTTTTATCAATAAATCACCTCCATTTAATGTTTCTACTATTTCTAAATCCATGTTATTTCGCTTTAGTTGTTGAACTCATTGTAGGCATTGGAATTAATTGGTTGTATAAATTAACACCTTTTGTCGCTGTTACCTTTGCATTTCCTCCGCTCCCAATTACTTCAATAGTAACTTTTTGATCTTCTTTTGGTTTATCTTTATTAGTTTTAATTTCTTCAATAGCTTTTAAATTTCCTTGTGTTTTCTGGAAGTCACTAAGTAAGTTCATTCGTTGAAATGCGTTATAAGCCTTTTCTATACCGAAAATATCCATTGTCATAAAGTCTCTTTTACCAATTTCCTCACGCTCACGAATTAACGCGCCCATTTCAACTCTTTGTCTAATAGCTTTTATCTTATTTTCTTTCTCAACTTCACGCATTACCTCCTCATTCATCTTTTCTCGTAACGTGCCAATCAATTTTCTTTCAGCACGATTTTGTCTATCAACTGCTTTAGTTTGTAAATCGTATTTTTCTGTAATACCAGGTTGAATAGATTCTAATTTTTGTAAAGCATCTTTGTATTCTGCTGTTTTACTTCCACTAGTTCGTAAAGTTTCAAACAACATATCAATCTCTACTCTTTGATCTGCAAACCTAGAAGCAGCGGTGTCTTGTATGTTACCCCACATTTTTTCTTTTGTCATTACAGTATCAAGCGATCCAGTATATTTCATTATAAATCCTGTCAATCCGACTATCGCAGCTCCAGCCAATACATATGGATTCGCTAAAATCGCAGTATTAAATGTTAATTGAGCAATTCTAGCTAACGCAACTGCTTTTTGATAAGCGCCTACTGCAAATGATATTCCGCTAATTATTATAGCTGCACTTCCACCAACAACAATCATTCTTGCTAGTGTTTGAGCAAGTCCTTTATTTCTTTCAATCCAATTTGCAATTCCTTGAACAATTGGTGATATTTCTCTTAATAACTGATTCATAATTGGAAGTACGGCATTACCAATTTTTATAGTTAATGCATCAAATTGATTACGCATTTTAGCTATATTACCAGCCGAAGTCATATTCATTTTTATGTACTCTTTATTAATTGAAAGATTTCTTTCAAATTCATTATTTGATGATTTCTGTGTTATAGTAAGCTCTTCTAATTTATCAACCATGGCGCCGAGAACTTTTTTCGATTCATCCGTTCCAATTTTAAGCTTATCCATCAATTCATAAGACTTAATTTTGTCCATTCCTCTAAGTCTTAAAGCAAATTGTTTAATAAATTCCAAAGAATCTTTATTAAACAAACCAGTAGCAGATTTTGGAGTCATGTTCATAAATTTGGCAAACAATCCAATATTTTCACCTACAGCAGTAAACAATCTAGCCGTACCACCAGCTGCAATTTCAGATTTAATACCTAAATTTTCTAAAAATGCACCAAGTGCTAATGTATTTTGCAATGATGGAGACATATTATCAGCCAATGCTCCCATACGAAGTGCAAAATCTGTAATATTATAAGCTGTTGCTGCACCTTGTTTCGATAATTCATTTATCGCACTACCGGTACGCATAATTTGCTCAGCAGGATTCATTCCTCTAGTCTCTTTGAATATACCGCCTAATTTAGCAACGTGTGTTATTGCTTCTTCTACATTCCCACCATATGACTTGCTGAAAACAGTAAAAAACTTATTTCCTGCATCCGTAAACGATAATAAATCTTTTTTTGCAATACCTAATTGACCACCAACTTCCGCCATTTCAAGCAAAGAATCTATTCCAGTACGTGTTTTAGTTGACATTTTCAATACTTGATCTCCGAACTTTTTAAGCTCTTCTCCTTGCATTTGAGTTGTCTTACCTACATTGACTAATCTGTCCTCAAAATCTGCCGCTCTATTAGCCGCCAATCCCATTGGAGCTAACATGGAAACACCAATTAACCCTGCCGTTCTTGCTACCGCAAAAGATTTTGAACCAGCTTGATGGAAACGATCCATCGCTCCAGTCATTTTATTAACTCTCTGTGAAAATCTATCAACGGCAACAAAAACCGTAGGTATCGTTAATTGTCTCATTTATTCGCTATTATTTTTTGCTCCGATTTTTTCATACCAGTATTCAATAGAACGAAAGTCCATATCGTCGAGATACAGACTTTCGATTTCTTTTATTGACCACCTAAATTCAAATGCTACAAATTGTATCATTGAATCCAAATATTCGGAGCTTACAAGAAAAAATATGCTATCGCACTTGCAAGACTTAAATCTTCCGTATCCATCGAACGAATTAATCCGCTATTCATTTCTGTCAATGCGGAAATATAGGCAATAATTCTACCATCAATATCTCCACTCTTAACATTTGCTAAATGGTTGTGTAATTCTCCAACACTCAAACGAGGTTTGAATTTTAAAACATCAACACTATCACCGATTTTAAATGATAGTTGGAAAAAAATTTCCTTAGTCTCTTCGTTAAGTGACATTATGCCATCCTCGAATGCTAGTGTTAATGTTTCAATATCGTTTTTCAATGCTTCACGCTTTGATTCACGAACTCTTTTGAAGTCTAACCATTCTAAAACTTCTCTTTTTGCTATTTCTTTACTGACTGCTTTCATTTCCTTAAACTATTTTCTTTAAACTACCAAATACTACTTTCAAGTCGATTAAACCTGTTTTAACGTTCGCATCCAAATTACCAACGGGAATGCCTGCACCAGAATAAACCGAACCATTTACAACGGAAAAAGTATAATTCGCAGGTGCAGGATCCGCAGCCAGTTTCTTTAATGTTTCCAAATCTTTACGAGTATTCATATCGTTTTCAATTGACATTTGAAAAAACGCTCTAATACGTGTTTTTTCTTGAATCAATTGTCCGTTTGATGTAATACCATCCTCAGAATCACCATTAATGAATCCTCCAGTGTTATACGTACTGTCCGTATTTGCTTTAGGGTAAAACACACCCGATCCAATTTTCGGGTGGTTATATGTTACCTCTAATAAATCACCATGTACTGCCATGTGCTATTATTTTTATTAATTACCAAAATTAAAACCAGCTTCCGCAGTTGTACTAGAAATTCTAGCAACTCCAGAACGCTTATATCTAAAAAATGTCTCTAACCTATCAGGATTAGTAGATGAAAGATCAACTTCGATTGACTCTTGCATAAATGATGCGTCTGCAATTAATGCTCTATTTGACAAATTATCCGCATAATCAAATAAAATAGCTTTCCATTGTTTTGGTTTAACTACTTTCGGAGCATTTGTAACATCATCATCATTAACAATAACGTGATCTACTACATTTGTTTGCTCCAATAAGAAATACCCATAACGAACGTTATAATCAAGCATTAAATTACGAACAAATCTAAATTGTGGAACTTGTTCACCAGATAAATGATATGTAGTTACAAAATCTTGAACTTGATATTTTCCTGCAACTAAATCAACAGTAGAATTTCCTTTCTTAACGTAAATATCTCTATTTTCATAAGATTGCATTGATCCAATTGTAGATGGAGTAGGCATGTCAGGATAAGACAATCCGCAAACGTCTAAATGAGGATTTTCATTTGAAGTTGTTGCAAGTAAGTGACACATATTTGCTGCAGCTTCCAATGGGTGACCTTGTGACAATGGGGCTGGACAAATTGCAACAGTCATTTCAGATGAACGAGCATTTGTAATTGCACTATCATTATCAGCAACAGAACCAGTTAACGCAACAAACGGCTTGAAAACAATTCCTCTGTATCGTCCAGTTGGATTTTCCGGATCAGCAATACCATTAAAAGATTCTAATTCATCTAAAACAGTTGTTTCAGTACCATATGTATTTACTACTATTGTATTCCATTCGTTTGAAAACAAATTTAATGACGTAGTAACTGAAGGTTGACCTGTTCCGTTTACTTTAGTAAGCGCAATAACAACATTAGGATCAGTACATGAAATAGTAGCGTTTAATGCAGCACTAGTTTTTCCTTTCCATTTAGAAGTGAGTAAAATTCCATATGATACCGAACCCGTATAAGCAATTAATGTTTGATTTGCAACCATGTTAGTTCCATTAGCTGAAGCTGGAATATATTCTCCAAAATTAGGTGCAATTGTTGTTTTTCCACCAGCAAAAACAACACTTGATGCTTTTCCAGTCCATGTTTGAGGTACTAACGCAGCGTCTAAATATGTAAATGAAATGTCAGTTGTATTTGCAATAACACTAGCTGTAACATCAATTGGAACTTCAATTACGTCAATTATATAACCAAAACCACCTGGAACAGAAACTGTTTTAACAGTTAATGCAGAACTTAAAGTAGTGGAAGCTGTACTAGTTGTTAATGACGCAGAGAATGGACTTGATAAATTTGAATTAATTGAATCAATAGCCTTTTGCATTGTTAATATTGGACTTGCTACTGTGTCTACTGAGTAACTTTTTCCATCCAGTGAATCACGTCCAGCAATATTAATTTCAAGTTTTGAACCCTCAGCAATACTAACGGTAGATGCTATTTTATTTGTTTCAATAGTTGTAACCGTAGCTCCTGCTGCTTTCAATTGTGGATAAGCAATAACTGGAATACCGCCTACACCATCCGATTGTAACGGCTTCAAAATTCGCATAGCCATATGGATTGGAGAACCATATCCAAATAAATCTCCTGCTTCTTTTGCTGTTTTTAACTCAACAGGCGAAGTTGTTAAACCTGCTTGTTTGTCTTCATTTGCCTCTCCTAAGATGGCAATTCGTTGTGGTAGATTCGGCGCAACAGTTCTAAAATCACCCTTTGTGACTTTATATCCTACTACACGTGAAATCAAATCTAATCCTACCGCATTACTTGGCATATTTTTATAAATTAGAATTACGTAATAAGCCCAAATATAAATCCTACATATAAAAAAACAAATGAATACCTAAAAAAAGAACAATTGTTTTACATTCGGAAATTATATTAACTTCGCAACGTTTTCTTCTTTTTAATGGTTTGGTTGATGCCATGAAAGTAGCCGTATCTAATACGGCTACTTTTTATTTTTAAGCAAATTCACATAATCAGCCCACGTTCCATTGATAATTTTGTATTCTTTAAATATTCTTGTAAGAAATATGTCTTTTACAACCATTGCATATAAACGGCAGTCAAATAAGTGGTTTTGATGTCTATTTGATTTTTTCTCCCAACGAAACATTCCTTTATCATCTATTATTTTATGTTCGGCTTCAAAATGACTAAAGTAATTATCGTATTTATATTTTTCGTCCGTAGTAAATGGAAAATTCATAAATCCATAAGGTTGTACCGAATTAAATTCTGGATTCCATTTCAATTGCATATTTTCACTAAGTAAATCCTTCGTGTAATTATTGGCAGTCAAATATAAATCGTTACGTTCTTTTGATGGACGAAATGTTTTCTGGTCCGAATAAGCACTAATTGGTTTCGCATCATCATCCCCTTTTAATAAAACGATACGTTGATTCGTTGTATTTGCAAATTGATACGCATAATTTGTATAAACACCACTATCAAGTCCTGCTAAAAATATTCTCATATTTTTTCCGCTTGAATCATTTACAAATGTCGTATTTAATATTTTTTCAAATTCAGTCCATACGGAACGTTCCGCACCCATTCGATAAGTCCATCGTTCACGCTTACTTTCTTTGTCTCTATTAACGAACGTTCCAATGCTTCCATGTAAAATTGAATAAGTTGCTCCACTTTCGGAATGAGCAACAATTTCATAATCCAAACGAGCATCGTCTTCCAATCCGTTCATATCCGAACCCAACGTAATTAAAATGATATTTCCATTTCCATCCGCTAAGGACAATTTTTCGGGAATTGTACCAATTGTATATGGACGACAATTTTGTTGTAATTGATTAGCTTTAATTGAAATTCCCGTAGGTTCGTAAGGTTCGCCCAAAACAAGGTTTTGAAACGTTTGCCACTTTTTTTCATTTCGAGCTTTATTCGGTGGACATGCTTCTAAATATTGTCTAACATATTTCGTCCACCCATACATAAATGATGATCCGTACAATGCGGAAATGTGAAATGAAATAAATGTTGGATCAACCGCTTTTGCCGTTGGAATATATTTTCCTAATTTTATAATTTCAGTCTTTACAGATTCATCAAAAAATCCCATACACTTTTGACATGTGTAACCAACCGATTCGGGAATCAATTCATTCTCTTCATTCAATTCATAAGTTATACCTCCAAATTTATCATTTGTATTTTCAATTTTTATTTGCCATTCCAAAACAATAAATTCTCCACAACAAGGACAAGGAACATGCCATTTCCTTTGATCTCCTTTTAAGTAAACTGGATGAATGTTTGAAGTTGCTTTTAATTCTGGAGTAGAAATATAAAACAATTTCATTTTTTTAGCGTATGCTGCAAAACGTTGCTCAATCATTTCTTGCGTACTTCCAGATTCTTTTGTGGATGATCTCATGGATTCAAAATCGTCTATAAATCCATATTGCATCGAAATATTACGTAAATACTTATGATTGGCAATTCCTAGTTTCAAATATCCACCAGGATAATCTTTTCTTTGATCCGTATCACCAGATTTATTGTTTTTTGCCCTATTTGAATTGGATCTAATGAAGTGACGAATGCTAGATGAATCAATCATTCGATCAACTTTATTCATTGCATCAGAAATCAAGTCTTCGTGACCTACTAAAAACAATATATTGCCAGGATTTTGTGAAACAATCCAACCAATTCCAGCTTCAATTACACCAGTAGAGAATCCAATTTGCGCTCCTTTCATAATAGCAATTGTCCTTGATGGGTGATCGTTGGATAAACAATCTACAATTTCACGTGTATATGGTGAATTATCGTAACGAAACATACCTGGAATTGGAGAAACGTCCGAAGTCATCATCCTATTTGCTTCACACCATTCGGAAGGTTTAATGCTAGAAATTGACACATTCGCTGCATCAAGTAATTTAGAAATTTCGTTGTCGTAATCTAAAAAATTATTCATCCGTTTCGCTTTCTATTGTTTCAACCGAACTACTTTCGTTAATTATACTCTTAATGCTTTTTTTAGCTTCAATTATTGCATCCGAATGAGAAATGTTAATCAAATCAATTAAACGTCCGTTAAATTCCGCTTCCAATTCCGCACTCATTTTTGTACGACTTGAAATTTCAAGCATCAATTGATCCGCTCCATTTTTATAATTTGACTGCAAAGAATGTCCGAGCATTCCAATTACATTCATGACTAAATCCGTAGGAATATTTTCACCTCTCAACTTTTGTTCCTTCAATTCGGAAAGTCTTGTTTGAGATTCTTTGTATCGAATTTCCGCTTCCTTTTTTGCTTTGTCTAAATCAGCAATTGATTCAGAGGTTCGTTCGACTTCCGTGGGAACAAAATCTTTTAAAATTCTTTGCTTCGGTTTGCTTAAAGGTGGTTGTTTTAATTTTTTAGCTTCAACAATTGGAGTAGGTTCAACTTTTGGAACGCTTTCCACTTTTGGAGCTTGAACTTTTGGAACTTCAATTTTTGCACTTGCATTTGCTTTTTGTCGTTCAATCCAAATTTTATTTTCAAGAACAGTATCATCAACAAACTCCCCCGATAAAAGAATTTTACCTCTCTTTACCGCCATCGTTACATGAGCTTGACTTTTATTTAAAAGTTTTGCTAATTCGCTTTGTTTGTAGAATGCCATTTCTTTGTGTTTCTTAAAACTTTCCTTCTAATTCTTCTAGGTTGTTTGCTCAACATATCTCCATTAAAAACATCCTGTAAATCTTTACCGATTTTTATTTTTTGAGCTATCGAAATATTATAAAATATTACACTCATTGCAATCAAAAAAATGCTTGTTAACAATCCGTAAAATTCAGGATTTTTAATTGATAAAAACATTCCACAAATTCCTGATACAAAAAAAGTTAGTTGCGAAAAATAGATAATTTTTCTTTCAAGTTTGAAGCGTTCAATCCTATTCATGTTAAGTATGGTTTCGACAAATTTAAAAATTTATTTTAACATGGGACTTAACAACGACCAAAAAAGTGACATTCACCCTAAAAG